AATTTAAAAAAGATACATCTAAAGATTTAGATAGTATAAAAAAAGATGTAAAACAAATCACAATGCAACCTGCTGATGATTTTAAATATTATAAAAAAATCATAATTGGACAAATTATAACAGGTATAATTATGTTTTTACTTGGTAGATTTTTATAGGAGGGATACTGTGAACTATATTATAGACCATATTCCTAAATCTAAAACTAAAAGACCCGGAACTAAAATAGTACCAGAATATATAACTATACATTCCACAGGAAATCCTAACTCAACAGCTAGGAATGAGAGAGGATGGTTAACCAATCCCTCTAATACTAGAACAGCATCATGGCATATAGTTATAGATGAAAAGGAAGCAATTGAAGCTATACCATTAGATGAAATAGCTTATCACACTGGAAATAGCAATGGCAATAATAAATCCATAGGTATTGAAATATGTGAGTCTGGAAATAGAGAAAAAACATTAGAAAACGCTGTAAAACTAGTTGCTAAAATGCTATATGAGAGAGGTTGGGGAGTAGATAAACTTAGAAGACACTACGATTGGAGTGGTAAAAACTGTCCTAGAATACTAAACTATAATAATTGGCAAGGATGGGACAAGTTTGTATCTGATGTTAAAAAAGAGTTAATACTTTTAAAACAAGGAAGGGAAGTGAATTTAGTGGATAAAAACAAACCAAGCGACTGGGCTAAAGAAGCGTGGGAATGGGGAAAAAAGGAAGGTATTACTGATGGTACAAATCCCAAAGACCCAATTACTAGAGAACAAGTAGTAACAATGTTATATAGACTTGCTAAGAAGGTGAAATAATGAAATTTTCTAAAATTATTGTTTCTTTAATTATTTTACTTAATGTTTTATTTACTGTAGGTGTATTGTATGTATTCCTAAGAGTAGGAAATGAACCATCTATTCTAATAGGAGCTTGGTTTGGATTTACTACAGGAGAATTATGGATGTTATCTAGTATAAAAAAGAAGGAGATTAATAATGAGGGGGATTACGATGATGAGGAGGGGATTTATTAATGGATAAACAAGTTATACTATTAATAGCAGAATTTTTAATCAGATTATTTGTACTACTACTCTTACCTAAAATCTACAAGTGGATTAAACAATATAATCTTGAAAAAGCAATTAAAGATGCTGTTTGGGGTGCTGAACAATTGTTTAAGAAAAATGACCCGACTGGTGAAAAAAGAAAAGCATTTGTACAAGAATATATATTGGAAAGATTTAAAATTAGTGAAGAAGAATTAAATATATTAATAGAAGCATTTGTAAAGGAGTTAAATTTAATACAGGAGGGTTAATTTGGATAAACCATCTGATTTTATGATTATAGAATGTGGTAATAATTATGTATTAATAAATAAAAAAGGTACAGTGGAGAATCATACACATTTAAAAAAGAAGGATACATGTCATTTACTTATAAAATTGGTTTGTAGGAAAGAAGTGCCTCGCTCACCGTATCTCAGAACTAGTGCTAAAAGAATTAGTAGAAATAAGAAATATATAAGGGAAATTGAAATTAAAGAAGAAAAAGATAAACAAAAACAATATTATTTTAACCCACAGAAGGGGGTAAGAAGATGACTGATTATAAAGGAAAATATGCTTTTATTAGCCATCCGTACAAGGATAACCCAGAGGAGAATAAAAAATCAGTAGATAGAATTTGTAAATATCTAGCAGGACAAGGTATAATACCAATTAGTCCACTCCATTTATTCTCCTTCTATGAAAATGACAATAACAGGGAAGAAATAATGAATATATGTTATGAATTAATAAAAATATCAGATGTAGTATTTGTATTTGGAGACAGTGAAGGTTGTCGAATGGAAAGAAAATTTGCATATGAAATTAATAAACCAATAGAGGTATTTTTCAATGAAGATTATTAGTCATGACTTGCCCCAATTTACAGAGTTAGAAATATATCCATTAGCAGATGTGCATATAGGTGACCCTTTATTAGATAAGAAAAGACTACAACAATTTATGGAAGAAGTACAAGCTGAACCAAATAGATATGTCATTGTAAATGGCGATATATTAAACTGGGCAAGTAAAAATTCAGTATCCGATATTTATAGTGAGGAAATGTCTCCAAATGAACAAATTGATAGAGCAGTCGACCTTTTAGAGCCGATTAGAGAGAAGATTTTGGTTATAGTAGATGGAAACCATGAGCGAAGAGCCTATAAATCGGAAGGAATTTCCCCCATGTATCAGGTGGCTAAAAGGTTAGACATATTTAATGTATATTCTCCAGAAGCATATTTACTATTTATTAGTTTTGGTAAATCTCAAGGTAGAGATTGTAGGAAAATGATTTACACTTTATATGGTAGACATAGAACTTCTGGATGTAAAAGACCGGGTCCAAAAGCTAATGCTTTAGAAGATATGTCAATGATAATTGATGCTGATATTTATTTAGTATCTCATTCACATTTACCATTAGCTATGAAAAAATCATTTTTTAGATGTGATTATAGAAATAGAAAAGTTACACAAGTGGATAAATTATTTGTAAATTCTAATGCCTTCTTAAGATACGGTGGATATGGCGAAGATTTAGGATTTAGTCCTACAAGTACCCAATATCCGAAAATAATTTTAGATGGTATAAAAAGAGACTCTAAAATATTATTGTAAATATTTACCCTAATATCTTTTGATATTGGGGTATTTTATTTTTAAAAATACATATAATATAAATAAATTAAAATAATTTATAAATAATTGTTGACATTCTCTCAACATTATGTTACAATGAATATGAAATCAAGAATAAAAAGGGAATTGAATAGGAGGAATTTGTATGAGAGAAAAAATGAAAATTTTTACTGTTGAAAGTGGAAAAGTTACAGAAGGGGTCAAAGTTGATTCCTTCACGCTGAAAGGTGCAGGGATTACCATCCCAGCTATCATTGTTGGGGAAGAAGGGAGAGGAAGAAAGTTAGGAGTACTCCCCGTCCAACTTCTCCCTGAACAATACAAGGAATGGCAAGAAGAAGGTTGCACATATATCCATTTTGCAGAAATAGGGGAAACAAAGGCAGGAAAACCAAAATTGTTTCAAGTAGAAGATGCAGATACTACAGAAAAATGCATCTGTATATTGAGGACTATGATTGGCTATCGAGGAGGAAACTCCCATACAGGCGACCTAAAAGAAGAATACTGGGTACCCGAATGTTTCGCAACTTTTCCCGAAAGCGTACCTAGTAAGGAAAGATATACTTGGGAGGAGGTAGAGAGATATGGGAGAGAATATCTCAAGGCAAGACATCCGGGTGAAGACATTGATGGGTATTCTCCGGACATCGCATTTAATCGAATGGTGTCTTATCACTCCTTCCCCGGTGAAATACTATCTTCCGGCGTCATAGCCCAAGGAGACGCTGGTGGGATGGGAAGCGGTTTCCAATATGTCGCCATTATACCAGCAGATGTAGTTTTCAGAACTGAATACAGAGGCAGACTGTATGGCTATCCATCCGAACACTACTACATTTTTAGGGATGGACAACTTCTAGCTGTTACACGAGAAGAAAGAGAGTTGTCAGATATATTCTAATTGCTAACTGAAAATGGTGGATTTTCCACCGGCTACCAACGTATGAATTGAAAAAGGAGGTGAATAATTTGACTAAAATAAATCATAAATTAAAAGGAGCTAGAGTCGAAAAAGGATTAACCCAAGAAGATATAGCTAAAAGGATAGGAATATCTACGTATTCTTATCTAATGAAAGAAAATGGTAAACGAGACTTTACCTTAACTGAAATGAAAAAAATATGTGAGATTTTAAATAAAGAATTATCTGAAATATTTTAATTCAAACTTATTAAAAAGGGGGACTTATAAATGAAAATGTATGAATGTCCAGAGTGTGGTAAAATGTTTTCTAGTTTAAGTTGGGACAAGTCTACTATGGAAAAGTTAAATATTAAAAGTTATGACGATAATTATGGGAAAATTGATGATGAAGAAAAAATGGGTTGTTATTATATTTGTCCCAACTGTGAAGAAGAAATTGATGGAATAAACATTAAGGAGGTAAATTAAATGAGAAAGACACCTCCATGTTATAACTGTGAAAAAAGATATTTAGGTTGTCACGATTCTTGTGATAAATATCAGGAATTCAGAGAAAATAGAAACCATCTTTTAAAGGAACAAAGAAAAAGAAACAAAATAGACTATGATTACTATTATTATGTAAGAGATGCTATTAAAAGGATGAGTAGATAATGAGTATAAAATTATATCGACATCAGGAATTAGCCTTAAATTACCTTAGAATGAATAATTGTTTTGCTTTATTCATGGAACAAGGAACAGGGAAAACTTTAACAGCATTATTTAGAGTTGCTGAACTCTATAAAGATAAAAAAATTAAAAACGCCTTGGTAGTTTGTCCTAAACCTGTTATAGGCTCGTGGTGGCGAGATATACCCTTAGTGAATAAATACCATGGGGTGAAGTTAGAAAACGTCCTAGAGGTAACAAATTACGAGCAACTTTTGACTAAAGGTGGTCAAAGCAAGTATATGGACAAGAAATGGGATTGTATCATCTTAGATGAGAGCCATTATATTAAAAATAGGAGTGCTAAGAGGACTAAGGCTTGTTTACAGTTAGGAGTCGATGCTAAATATAGATATATTTTAACAGGTACGCCAATAGCCAATGGACAACTTGAAAACATTTATTCTCAATTTACATTTTTATATCCATATAAAAATAAACAATGGATACATTCTAAAATATTTGGCAGTTGGACAGATTTTATTAAAGAATATTGTTTATTAAACCAATGGTATCAACCTTATAAATATATAAATGTGGACAAATTACAAGACATTATTTCCCAGTATAGTTATAGAGTTACTAAAGAAGAATGTTTAGATTTACCAGAAAAATTACCAGATAAAATATTTGAAATAGAGTTAAAGGAAAAGGCAATTTATAAAGAATTGATGAAACATTCCACAGTTGAGAAATTTAACTTATTAGCCGATAACAGTTTAACTAGGATGGCTAAGTTAAGACAAGTATGTTCTGGATTTTTAAATGTAGATGATAAAACTATAGATTTAAAGTGTGAAAAGATAAAAGTCTTAGATGATTTTATAAGTGATTTTGATAAGAAATTAGTTATATTTTATGAGTTTCAATATTCAATGAACCAAATTGCCAAATTATTGGACAAGAAAAAAATTAAATATGTGTATCTTAATGGACAACAGAAGGACAAGCAGGTTTGGAAGAAGTTTCAAGAGGATGATACTATTCAAGTTATATTGTGTCAGTATAAAGCCTGTAGTGAGGGTATAGACCTATATAAAGCTGATACTATAATTTATTATGAACCAACTCGGTCTTCAAACATATTAGAGCAAAGTAGGGATAGAATTCATAGAATAGGTCAAAACCAGAAGTGTACCTATATTTTCTTTTTAACTAAAGGTACAATTGAGGAAAAAATTTATAAATCATTATCTGAATATAGTGATTTTAGTGAAAAATTATTTGAGGAATATATATTAGAGTATCAGAGAAGTTATTATAGATAAGGAGGAATGGAAATGACTAAATTATATTCACATGCTAGACCACTTGCAGATTGGGAAAGGGACTATATAATCGAAAATTATGGTAAATTATCTTTTGTAGATATGGGGAAAACATTAGGGGTGAGTCATACTCATGTGCGAGAACAATGTATTAAATTAGGGCTTCACGAATCCCGTAGACGACAAGAACTCAAAGGAGGTATAAATTTGAAAGATGTAGATAAGAAACTAGATTTTAAATTAGGAGAAACTTATTCTATCAAAGAAAACTCTAATTATCCTGTGAAAGAAGATTTATTTGCTGAATTTACTAGAATAAACGGTAGGAGAAAATTTGAAGGTAAATTAATAGATATTACAAAAGATTTATTAGTATTTCATAATGGAAGGTATGTAGAATGTGTTAGAAAGGTAGATTTTTTAACAGGTGATTACGAGGTGATTAAATGAATTAAGAATGGTTTGAAAAAAACAGGAAGGTGAAGATAATGGATATTATATTTTATGACCTTGAGGTGTTTAAATATGATTGGACAGTTACATTTAAAAGTTTGAGAACAGGAGAGTATTGGTTTTACCATAATGATAACAATGGTGTTAGAGATTTTATGAGAAAGAAAAATATTATTTTATGTGGATTCAATAATAAAATGTATGATGACTATATTCTCTTGGCAATAATGGTGGGGGCAGATAACTATACTCTAAAAAAATTAAACGACTGGATAATTGAGGACAAGAAACTCCCTTGGGAATTTCCATTTTTACAAGGACATTGGAAAAACTTTGATAGTTTTGATTTAAGAGATGATTTATATATGGGTTTATCTTTAAAAGTTATTGAAGGTAACTTGGGAATGAATATTGAAGAATCCTCTATACCATTTGATATTGATAGACCATTAACAGATAAGGAAATAGAGGAAATAAGATTGTACAATAAAGCCGATGTTGACGCTACTGAAAGATTATTTCATGAAAGGAAACGTAATTATCTAAAACCTAAAGTGGACGTTGGACGATTAATAGGATTAAATGATGCTGAATCTCTAAGAATGACTAACGCTAAATTAACAGCTCAAATTTTAAAAGCCAATAAAATCCCAAGAGATGATGAAAGAAATTATGTTCCTCCCAAGGTTATAAATTGGGAAAGAATACCAAAAGCAATAAGGGATTTTTATTCCAGAATGTATGATGAGTCTATTTCAGACGAAGAATTATTTAAAGGTGAAGTATATAATCCGAAAACGAAAAAGTATGAGAAACCGAAACAAATATTTACAGATGAAAAAGGAAATAAAACCCATATGTATTATTCTGGAAAACTAACCATTTTTCAACCAGATATGGATTATGTGTACGCTTGGGGTGGAGTACACGCTGGTATTCCAAATTATATAGAAGAGAGTACTGATGATAGGATAATCTTATTGTGGGATGTTAACTCACTTTATCCGTCCATAATGATTCAATATAATTTCTTGAGTAGAAATGTTCCTAATCCAGAGGAGTTTAAAGAAATATATGATGAGAGAATGAAAGCTAAGGCAGAGGGTAATAAGGCTGTATCTGATTCTAGAAAGTTGATTTTAAATACCACATATGGGGCAATGTTGAATGAATGTAACGACCTCTATGACCCTTTAATGGGTAGGAGTGTTTGTATTACAGGGCAACTGGTAATGACTGATTTGCTATTTGGCATAAAGGCTGAATGTGAGAGCTTTAAGCCAATCAACTTTAACACAGACGGTATATTATTCTCCATAGATAGGAATGAGTTGAATAAGGCAAAGGAGGTGGCTAAAGAATGGGAAAATAGAACTGGGTTAACTTTAGGTGAAGATAGAATTAAGAAAATAGTACAAAAAGATGTTAATAATTATTGTATGTTATTGGAAAACGGTGAAGTGGTAACCACAGGTGCAATGGTTGGTAACTATGGTGGTGGAGATATAAATAATAATTCTTTAGTAGTGGTTCACAATGCCTTAGTAAACTATTTATTATTTAATAAACCAGTAGAGGATACTATAAATGAGGAAACAAATATTTTAAATTTTCAAATGATTGCTAGAACAGGTAACACATATCTTAAAACATATCATACTATAAATGGTGAAAGAGTGGAGGTTCAAAACGTTAATAGAGTATATGCCACTAAAGATAAGAGATATGGTACAATTCATAAGTTTAAATTAAATAAAGATGGTACTGAAAGATATGATAAAATTGCCAATTTACCAGAACATTGTATTATAGACAATAGGAATGAATTGTCTATTGAAGATATTGATAAAGACTTCTATATTGAAATGGCTAAAAAGAGGATTGAACAGTTTATAGGAAAAAAATAAACTTTTTAAAATATTATCTAAATAATTGTTGACATTTTGCAAAGTATTTGATACAATGTAGATACTAAATAAAGAGAGGTGATATTTTGAAAGAAGTTATATTTTACAATAAAATAAAAAAGGAGGAGTTAAATGGGAATTTATAAGAAGATTTACGAATTACAAAAAGTATTAAATAGTTATGATTGGGAAAAAGATGGTATTAATAGGCACCAGTCCTATAAATACATTACAGAAGCCCAATATAAGAGAAATTTTTCAAAAGCTTTAATTGAAGTAGGATTAATTTTTCAAATTCAAGAATTGGAGAGACGATTTAGTACAGATATTTTAAATAGTACAATGCACTTAGTAGAAGTTGATTTTATGGGTACATTAATAGACATTGATACAGGAGAAAAACTAGACTATTATTTCAGTGGTACAGGTGCTGATACAGGGGACAAGGCTTTATATAAGGCTTATACAGGTGGTTTAAAATATTTTATTGCTACTAACTTTATGGTTGCAGAAGGCAATGACCCTGAAAATGACGAGCAAGTGGACAAACCTAAATATGTATCTGAAGATGAAAAGAAAGAAATTAAAAAAGATTTGACATCTGGACAAGCGAATAAAATGCAAATTGAGGCATTGAAAAAGCAATTAGCAATGTTAATTAAAAAAGATGATAAATATAAGGAGGTTGTTAAAAAGATACAAGAAGAAACTAATGATTTACAAAATATAACTAAAACACAATGTGAAGACTATATCATTAAAATCGGAAGATTATTAAAGGAGGATTAGTATAAAGGTGAGGATATTTATTGACAAGGCTTATTTAGAATTATTTAATGTGGAGGTGAAATAGTTGAAATTTATAGGGAAACAGATTCAAATTGAACCACCTAAAAGCCCTAAGAGAATAACAGGTACGAGATTTGCTAGTGTTTTAGGGCTAGATGTATGGAACACAGATTTTAAAACATGGTGTGCTATAACTAAGACTTATGAGGAACCATTTGTAGATAATAAATATACGATAGCTGGTAAAACCATAGAACCAAAGGTCATAGACTATTTAAGAAATGTGTACATGCTTAATTTAAAAACTCCAGAGGATGTTTATGGTGAAGATTATTTTAAGAAAACATGGGGGAATTTCTTTCCTAACTCTAAATGTTTCGGAGGAATGTGGGACTCTTTATTAATAAATGAAAATGGGGAAATTGAAGGGGTTATAGAAATTAAGACTTCCAGTAGACCACAAGACTGGGAACATGATGTACCTGAAAACTATGCTATACAAGCGAGTCTATATGCTTATCTTTTAGGGGTAGACAATGTTATAATGGTTGCCACTTTACTTGATGATGAAGACTATGTAAATCCAGAAAAATTTGTTCCAAGTGCCAATAATACGATTATTAGAACATTTAAAGTTAGTGAAAGATATGAAGATTTTGGTAAATTCATTGAAATAGCCGAAGAATGGTGGGATAAGCACGTTGTAACAGGTATATCTCCAGAATTTGATGAAATTAAAGATAAAGAAATTTTAGATAATCTTAGAATAAACACTATAGAAAATCCAAAGGATTTAGAGGATGTATTAAAAGAATTAAATCAATTAACTATTATAGTAGACAATCATAAAGCTCAAATAAAAGAAGAGGAAAAAAGAATTAATGAATTAAAAGATATTGTAAAAAACTATGCAATTGAAATCTTTGGTGAAAATGATACAAAGGTTGAATTAATATCTGATAATTTTGTATGGGAGGTGAGTAAAAATATAAGGGAAACCATAGATAAAGAAGCATTGAAAAAAGATGGTTTATGGGACAAATATGTTAAACAATCTGAAAGTTACAGAATTACCAATAAGGAAAGGAATGATTAGATGCTGTGGATTGAATTTTTTAAAAATATAAACCAAGATTTGACACACAATGTGAGTCCAGAGGTGGAAGAAGCTAGTTTTCAACTATATGGATTATTTAGAAGTCTTACTAGAGCTGGATTCAATGATGAACAAGCATTAGAAATTGTAATCAGAATGTTATTACAAAATTTAAAATAATAGAAAAGGAGAGATGTTTAAATGACTATTAAATTAAGTGAAAATACAGGTTTTACAATTATTCCAGAGGGAGAACATATTTTTAAAGTTGAAGATGTAGAATATGATAAAGATTTTGGAACTATAGAGTTACATTTAATTACTGAAAACGGTATGAAGCATAAAGAGAGATTTAATTTAATCGGAAACGATGGAGAAGTCAATCAACGTGCTTTAAATGCTTTCAGTTATACTGCTAGGGTCTTAATGAATGACTTTAATTTGAAAGAAATTGACCATCGAGAACTTGTTGGTAGATATATGAAGGCTGAAGTTAAACATAATGTTGTGCCTTCTAGTAAAGACCCTAATAAAAATCTTACTTTTGTAAATTTAGGGGACAAGTACCCTGCTGATGGATTTGAAGGGGATTCTAATGAGGAAGATGTATCATTAGATGATTTACTATCCTAGAAAAAAATCTCCAAGACAAATGTATCAACTACCTGAAAAACAATGATATTTACCATATAAATGTTCATGGTTCAGGTTGGGGTGGTAAAGGTACACCTGATATAATAGCTTGTATAAATGGTAAATTTGTAGCCTTTGAGTTGAAAGTTGGGGACAATCAAATGTCCCCTGCTCAAAGGATTCATAAGAAAAGAATTGAAAAATCTAAAGGTTTACATTTTGTACCTAGAAGTTTAAATGAATTTATTGAGATTGTGGAGGGAATGAAGAATGAATGAGATAATTGACCAGATGGTAGAATTGTATTTTTTAGGTGGGAATATTTATGAAATGTTAGTAGAATATAGATTAAACTTAAAATATAACTATGTGGACAATTTATTCAAGAAATGTTTAAAGGTTGGAGGTGAAATAATGGTTATAAGAATTTATAATCTTGAAACAGGTGAAAATTTTGAATTGGATGAGAATATTGAAAATATAGGTGACAAATTAAAAGAAGAAATGGAAAATAGAAATTGGGAAAGCATACATTGTCGAGTGGAGGTACTTGATTATGAATAGTCGGAAAAATATATATTTATTATTAATAATCATCTGTTTACTAATTCATAGTTATATTTTATCTAAAACCAATGAAGAATTAAAGAAAAATTATGATGATATTTTAAAAATGAATGAAGAATTATTAAAAATGAACGAGGAACTTATTTCAGATAAGGAAAATCTTATGAGGCTAGTTAAAGACTTGGAAAAAGATAAGTTAAAGTCCCCAAGTAGAAATATGATTAGTAGAAATGTTCCTGAAAATAACTCTAGAAAAACTTATATGGATTATAGGAAAATAACTGATACTTCTAGTGAACAATATAAATTACAGCAAAATAAGGACTGTTACACGACTGATACAGGGCTTAGAAAAGTAAACGAGTACTATTGTATAGCTGTTGGTACACATTATTCTAATAATATTGGGGATAAATTGATTGTTCACATGGAAAATGGGGAAAGTTTTAAGGCGATAGTTGCAGATATAAAAGATGACAAACATACTGATGAAACCAATAGACAACATAGAAAAGATGGTAGTGTTATTGAGTTTGTTGTAGATACTAAAAAACTACCAGAGCTGGTAAGAAAAATGGGAGACATTTCTTATATGAATGAAACATTTAAAGGTGAAATTAAAGCAATTATAAAGGGGGATTAATTATGTGGATAAGAAGTCAAGATAAGAAAACTTTGGCGTATTGTACTAGATTGGTAGTAGTAGGTAAGACAATTCAGAATCTACCTCCTACAGGAATAGACGATGACTATGATGTCATGGGAGTATATGAAAGTTCAGAAAGAGCAGTGGAAGTACTAGATAATATTCAGAGTCAATTACGAAGTGCTGTAGAAGTAATTAGAGGAGTATCTAGTGATAATTATAAACAACATTTTATTTACCAAATGCCAGAGGAGTAACAATGATAGAAAAACAATTCGAGAATCAAGTTAAAAAATTCCTAAGGAGGTTGAGTAATGGTTAATATTCCTTTAGATGATAAGTACACTTTAACAAGTGATAGTTTAAATTATATTATTGAGGAAACTAAAGTAATACAGGATGGAGATAGGAAAGGTGAAAATTATAAAACAGTTTATGGATATTATAGTACTCTAGAAAATGCTTTAAAAGGATTTAAAGAGTTAAAAATTAGAACATCAGATGCCAAGTCGATTAAAGAGTTATTGGAAGTATCTAAAGAAATTGATAAGAAAATTGAAAAAATATTAGGAGGTATTTAATATGGATTTTAAAGAATATGTGAAGTTAGCAATGAGAACCAATGTCGAAGATAGGTTGTTTAAGGATAATATATTAAATGGATTACTGGGTTTATATGGTGAAATTATTGAGTTTTTAACGGCAAGTGAAGATGGAGAATTAAACGAGCTTGGAGACTGTTATTGGTATACCGCTTTGTTATTCCATACCACAGGATTAGAACTTTTAAACATTAAAAAAGCTAAAAATAATTTAATAGTTAATATTGGTTTATTATTTGACCACTTTAAGAAACATTTTTTTCAAGGACATAGTTTAGATAGTAATTTAGTACAAGTCTTATTATCAGAGATTAAATTTGATTTAGATGTTTATGCTAGATGTATAAATTCTTCACCAGAAGAAGTTATGGAATATAATGTGAATAAATTAAAAAAGAGGTTTCCAAAGGGGTTTGAAGTGGAAAAATCAATAAATAGGAAGGTGAATTAGAGATGAAATATAAGATTGAAGATAACTTTAATCTTAATTTTGAAAACCATAAAAAATTATGTAATGAAATACATGAATTGTATAAACTTAAAAATGCAAATTATGGTAATAGTTTTTCAGAATTATTCGAGGAATTTGAAATGTTATATGTTCTTCCTAGACTTGTTGAAAAAATAAATAGAATTAAAACATTAACAATGAATAAAGATTTAGATTATGATGACGAAAGTATTAGAGATTCACTTTTAGATTTGGCTAATTATAGTATAATGACTGTTATGGAATTGGACAAGTATGCATATAAAAACAAAAGGAGACGATAAAAATGAGAGTAACCTTAATTCAAGAAACACCTAATCCTGTGGAAACTATTGCCAATATAGCTACAATATGTTACGGTAAAGATAAAGCTAAAAATCCTAAAAAATTAGTTGAAAATCTATTGAGACTAGAGCATTTATCTGTATTTGAACATGTTTATTTCACTTGGAAGATTGAAGGTATATCTAGGACATGTTTAGCACAATTAACAAGACATAGACATTGTAGTTTTACTGTTCGTAGTTCCAGATATTGTAATGAAAGTGAACAAAATTATATATATCCTCAAAGTGTATTAGAAGATGACAGCTTAGAAAATGATATATTTACAGATGTGATTAATTATGCAATTGATTCCTATAACCATTTAATAAAATTAGGAGTTAAAAAAGAAGATGCTAGATTTATTCTACCACAGGCGTTAGAAACCGAATTATATATGAGTTGTAACCTTAGAGAATTATTACACATTTATAAATTAAGGAGTCATAAATCTGCTCAATGGGAAATTAGGGAATTAGTTGAAAAAATTAGAGAGAGTGTAAATCCAGAATTAGATTTTATGTTTGAAATGGTGGTGAATAATTGAAAATAGAAGATGAGATGGAGATGATAGAATGACAAGTGAACAGTTGACTAATATTTTAAAAGATTTAAAACAGGTTAAAAATGATTACCAATATTCTTATGATAAAGTTGGCGAGATGGATTTGTTAACTCAAGACTATCTTCATATGTTGGAGATAGTTCCTCTTAGTGGGAATGAGAGGTCTAAGATTGCTACACAGCTTAAAAACACTAGATTAGAGCGTAGGAAACATAAAGATAATGTGGAATTATTGAAACCCCTTGTGGATTGTTTAGAGAAGCATAATAGGATAATTAAGGATTTAGAACAAGTGTTAGGACAGATGAGACAAATAGAAGAAAAACAGAAGAATAGAATTTATACACCTAGAATATTGAAGGAGGATTAAGATGTCTTTTATAGAATATATAAAAATACTAATAGTATTAATTCCAATAGTTATATTAGCATTAATTATTGCTCTTGGAATTTCTAAATTACCTTTTAATCGGATATTGTTCCTAACAATATGTCTTATACTAACTCCATTTATTTTAATTAAATATTTTGAATGGATAATTAATAAATTTTATTAGGAGAGTGATAAATTGAGTTACTATAGTAGTTATGTAAACCATATGATGAGACTATACTATAAGACAGATGGTAAGGATTTAAGAACGGATATAAATAAATTAAATTATGATATTGCTAAAAATGTGATTGAAAGATATAGTGAATTTGAACAAGCTATATTAACAGATATATTATTGCCAGACAGACCAATTCAGAAAAATGTGGAGATTGTTTCAATAGAATATGATTTACCAGAAGATGAGGTTTGGGATTTGCTAAACAATGTTACAAATAAGATAGCAAAAGAGAGAGGGTTAATATGAGTTTTATAAAGAGGAGGGTTACATGAAAAGTTGCCTAAAATGTGTAAACTATGGGGGTTCAAAAAGTATATTACATGACAATATAGGTTTAATGGTTGTTCAATGTTTAACTAAAGACGAGAAGGAAATGATAGAACAAGCCATGATATATGGAGCGTATAATGTTAGAAATTGTGACAAATACAAAGAATTGGACTGGAAAGCTGATGAAACGAGAATCTCCCACTTTCACTTCGTTTAGAAGTGGGAGAAGTTCAAAGACTCTATAGTTAGAACACTGTGTAATAGAAACAGGGGTGATTAAAATTTGAGATATGTTAGACTTGCTAAAGGTGGTAAAAATCCAATAGAAAAATTGAGAAACGGTGGACACGAGTTGGAAGAAGTGCAAGACTACCCTGATTTAGGAGTGTTAATTCCAGAGCCTTTTGTGGTTCTGGATTTTGACACGAAATCTGATGCTGAAATAATGTTAAAAATTGCTAAAGGCGAAGGATTAAAAACTAGAATAATGGAAACAGATAATGGATACCACTTCTGGTTTAAATCCAAAAAGATAATGAAGAATTTTGTAAAACAACCTTTAGCCTGTGGGTTAGTGGCAGATTGTAGGAGTTGGGGCAAGTGGTCTTATACTGTGGTTAGGAGAGGTGGGAAGTGGCGTAAATGGTTACAACCAATGGAAGATGATGAAATTCAATATATTCCAAAATGGTTGACACCTGTTATTAAGATAGATGCTGATTTTAAAAAAATGAAAAATGGAGACGGTCGAAATAATGCCTTGTTTGAATATATTATAGATTTACAAAAACAAGGTTTTACTAAAGATGAGATTAAAGAAACTTTCAATATTATCAATAAATATGTATTACAAGAACCGTTAGACGATAGAGAATTAAATGAGCAAATTTTAAGAGATGACGCTTTTATAGATTTAGGCAATGGTCATGGTACTTGGAGAAATGAAAAAGGACAGATTCAACACAATTTGTTTGCAGAGGCAATATTAGAAGAATATAATATTATCACCTCCAATGGGCAGATTTACATTTATAATAATGGTTATTATCAGAGGAATGATAATTTAATAGAAAATAAAATGTTAGAGATGGCTCCAGATATTAAGTCTCATATGAGAAATGAAGTTTTATCATATATTAAAATAAAGACCAATCGAGATGTAAATAGGGTGGAATTTCCATATATTATTAATATTGAAAACGGTAGATTAGATGTTAGAGAACGTATTTTATATGAGCATTCTCCAGAATATGTGGAGTTTGAAAGGGTTCCAGTGAAGTACAATCCAGATGCCTATGATGTTAATGTGGACAAAATGTTAGATAAGGTGTTTTGTCACGATAAAGAGGTACGAGCCTTATTTGAGGAAATGTTAGGGTATTGTTTAATTAAAAATACTAAATATCAGAAAGGTTTTATGTTTTATGGCAGTGGTTCCAACGGTAAATCAACTGTTTTAAATATGATTAGGGAATTTCTAGGACCTGAAAACGTTGCAAATGTGGATTTAACCAAATTACACGAGAATTATGCAGCAGCAGAGCTTGAAAACAAACTAGCCAACTTAGGAGACGATATAGATTATGGTAAAATTAAAGAAACTGGTATAATTAAAAAACTCTATTCAGGCGATGCTATCTTGACTAGAAGGATTTATGGGGAACCTTTCAACCTTTATAACCACGCTAAAATGATATTTGCTACCAATGAGTTGCCTTATAGTGGAGATAAAACACATGGTTTTTATAGAAGATTTGAAATTATCCCTTTACATGCCAGATTTTCAAGCGATGATGAAGATTATGACCCATTTATAGAAGAAAAGGTAACAACTGAAAATGCCAAGTCTTATTTGTTGAATTTAGCTTTAGATGGGGTAGATAGATTGATAAGTAGGGGAAAATTTACTCAACCTAAAGTAGTAAGTGAGGCTAAAAAAGATTATAAAATTTTAAATAGTAATGTATTAACATGGATTCATGATGAAAATATAGATGAGGAATATTTAATGTCTAAACCTATTTCAGATTTATATAGTGATTTCACAGATTATTGTAAATTAGCAGGAGTTAGACATCAAACCAGTAGGACAAGGTTTACTCAAGAAATTAATAGTGAATTCGGATTTGTAAGTAAGCCAAAATATCTGAATGGTAAAATTCACAGAGTATTTGTGAAAGAAGAATAAGATGGGAGGTGAATAATAATGATTAGTTGGGAAGAAATTGAGAAACATTTACCAGATGAGTATGATGAGGAAAGACATGAGGTGCTTAGACATGAGATTAAATGGTATGAGCATAAGATTAGGGATTTACAAGGTGAGATTAAGGTTTTAAATACTGATTTAGAAACCAAACGCCCCCAAGTGGATAAATTGGAAAAAGAAATTAAGAAATTACAAGAAAAAATAGATGATTTAATTTCAAATACCACCTCTAAAATAGCTGAAAAACGCTCCGAGCTTCTAGAGTTAAATAGTGAATATGAAAAAGCATATAATGAGTTTTCAAAATACGAAAAAATGGTCAATTTGGTGGAATTAGAATTAATGTATGGTTGGGAAAAGGGAAATGTAATTAGAAGATATGATTTAGAATTTGGTTTAAATGGACCAAGGGTTGTAGGTTTGACACATGGTATAATTGTTGGTCCAAATGATAATGGTACAGGATATTTATGGCGAAGATTAAAGAAATCTAATGGTGAGCCACTTAAAAAAGTTGAAGAATTTGAAGGTACCAAATATGAAAAGGTGGCTGATAGTTATGAGGAATATATGAAGAAATTTGGACATTTATATGGGTACAAGGGTTAATTATTAAAAAGATAAAAAGGAGGTGGGTATAATTATATCCAAAGATTTTTAGATGAGGATTGTCAATTGTTTTAAAAGTAACAAAATAGTTACAATGTAAAGATTTCTTGGTATTTAAGAATATTCAGACGATTGTAATATAATTGTAATAATAGATGTAATGTTACAAGAATATTACAATGTATAGAATAGTCTGATAATATATGTCTAAAGAACCATAAATATGGGAAAAGACGGTAAATTATTACATTGTAAGCGTGAGAGTGTGAGAAAAACTGTAAATTCTGAAAAGCTGATAAATACTATATTATAAATACTATCTTACACTATTACATTTATTATATATAATAAATAATATAAATATATAAAAAAAAAATATATATAAAAAATAATAAAAAATATTTTTTTATAATATATAAAGATAGGGAATTTTTAAAAAAAAATTGTAAATGTGTTAAAAAATCGCTGTAAGCTAGTAAAATCAATGGTTACAAATTTACATTTTCAATTACGCCTCTCACACAATATGAAATAAAAGAAAGGAGATTGATAGTAAATGGCTAAAAATACAGGGTTGGACAAAGGTAAAGAAAAGAGTAAGGAAATTGAGAAGAAAAAAGATGGTAGAGGACAACATACTGGTAAAGGTAAACATGAACCTTGGAAGCATAGTCCAACATCTAATCCTTATAAAGAATTAAAAGAAATGCCTGATGCTGAAAGGAGAGAGTTGGTTAGTCAGACCTTGGCTGAAATTTTAAAATGGTATAATATGCCTAAAGTTAAAACAGATGAGGAATTGGAAGAAAGGATAATATTCTTCTTTGAGACTTGTATTATAACAGGTGAGATGCCTACATGGGAAAAATTAGCTTTGGCGTGTGGTGTGCATAGAGGTACTTTATGGGAGTGGGAAAGCGGTGGAGATGGCTCTACACCCATGAGACGCGACCTTCTAAAAAAAGCGAAGGAATTCATGGCAAGTTATGACGCAGAAATAGTAGCAAATAATAAAATGCCTCCAGTAGCTTATATCTTCAGGGCTAAAAACTATTATGGCATGAAAGACCAAGTGGACTATACTATCACACCTAAACAACAAATTGACGAGGTGGCATCAGTGGAAGAAATTGCTAAAAGAATTGAGGGAGCAGTAGTCATTGAAGACATTAGTGAAGAGGAGGATAAGAAGGACAATTAAAATTCATTTAGAAGCGTTTACAGGCGTGTAGTAAGCCTTTTAAATAGTTATTAGGGGAATTATATGGCTAAGCTAATATAATTCCTCTAATCGGCTTTAAACAGTTTAAAAATAAAATAAAAAAGACCAATTTTTGGTCTTATACATACTTTTGAAATTGAGGATTCGTGTAGTTCGTGTAGTTCGTGTAGTTCGTGTAGTTCGTGTAGTTCATAAAAAATAGAAATTCGCGTAGTTCGTGTAGTTCGTGTAGTTCGTGTAGTTCGTGTAGTTCGTGTAGTTCGTGTAGTTCCACACCTATGGTTTTCCACACTGGAATATCCTCTCACTTTACCACTTTAACAGTTTATTCCTTTATTACTTTAGTGGGATAGAGTGCCTAATCCAAGCCTATTTCCTCTACCTTTACTTTACCACACTAAAGTGGTAAAATCAATAGTCTTTTCAATCGCTAAAATATACTCTTTAAAAGCCTTAAAATGGCTTATAAGACCTCTTAATTTAATAAGCAATAGTAAACTATGGCTATTAAATTAAGATACCTTTAAAAGCCTTATAACGCCTTATAACGGGTGAGAATGTTTTTAGTTGTAAAGGTCCTATTATAGTATATGTTTAAAGTTTAAAGATATTACCTTTTTAATGGTTAATATGTAACCTTTAAAGGGTTTAAAATGGCTTATAACGACCCTTAATTCAATAACTAATACTATACTATTACTATTAGATTAAAAGTCCTTATAAAACATTTTAAAGGTTTTAAATGATAAATGTTCAAATAGAAAGAGGCTAACAAGCTTTTAACTTGTTAGCCTCCATACTTCCGGCTGACCTTTTATTAAATTCTTTCTAGTTTATTTATAACTTCCCAATATTCATTATAAGGGTATTTCTCTTTCTTATATCTATAATAATCCTCCATGCTTTCAATTAGATATATGCTATAGTCCCAACGACCTTCATTTATTTTTTTGAGTATAGCAGGATTATTAAGTTTTGCAAGGTTTAAAGCATGTTGTACATGGTTATAAATAAAATCTAGATTAATACCCTGCCACCCATTTTTTAAATAGACGTGTTCAGCTATTGCAAAGCTGAACCCGTCGAATTCCACGTGTGGTACACCGTCCCAGTAGCTCCATTTTTTGTAGATAATGTTATAACCTTCTTTTTCTAACCTTTTAACTATGTTTACACTCTTCATTATTTACCCTCCTTTAAAAGTCCTGTATTATAAAGCTATCTTCATTAATTGGGATAACAATTGTATAATTAGAAATATCCTCTATACAATCTACATCATCTATACTATAGCCATATTCTTTATTAAATTGTTCTAGATTGTCGTACTCAGTAAATTCAGAACATATGGCTATAATATCTAGTTCTATTGGCTCACTTAGGTCCTCAGATAATTCGTTTAAATACTCAAACAACGCTTTTTTACCTTCATAGCTGAATTGGTCCTCTCTATTGAAGTTTTTAAATTCATCTAGAAAATCATTAAAAGTAACGCTTTTAACTAACATTTATATTACCTCCTTTATTTCAATAACATTATATCCACACTCGGTTATATACCTTTTTAAGTGGTCTATATCCGCTAAATCTAAATCTACACTTTTTGCCCACTCTTCAAAACCTTCTTTAAAATATTTATAATCATAGTCAACGTGTCCGTATTCCCTACAAGTAATAACTAATTTTTCCTTGTCAAAATGGGTACTTAACATTTTTAAACCTCCTTTTTATTATACATATCTTATACCATGTAACCTTACATACTCGACAAACTTTTTACCAGTTAATTCACACAATTTTTGCGGGTATGAACGCAAAGCGTAAACTTCAGTCAATGAATACATAGTAGCGAAGCGTTGGGCTATTTCTCTAATTTTATAAGGTGCTTTATACCTTGTTATAAGTGTGCCAGTATTACCAAGTGGATGAACACCATTTTTAATACCGATTAAATACATTTTATTCTCTCCTTTATTTCTAATATTTTTCGTAAACATTCGGAGCATAGTAATAATATTCATTGAATTTTTTAATAGATTCATTAATTGTAGAGTTTAAAATAAACTCTATATCCATTGTAAACATTATTTCAAGTTCTTCTACATTGTCCATGATATATACTAGTAAATTATTTCCTTCAATACGAAAAATGTACCTTGTACCGTCTACATAGTCGTCGAAGTATTCTATTTGCAATACCTCTCCATATTGTTTATAGTCATTTTTTATTTCTTCAAATATTTCTTTTATTAGCATTATAACACCTCCTTATTTTTTATCAATGTACCAGTTACATATTTCTTTATACTCTATTTCATCTACTCCTATATTTATTACATCTTTTACTCCCCATATTTCCATATTGTTAAAATGGAATGAATCAATTATTTCAGAATAATCTGGTTCTATTGTATTTGTATAGACTTCCTTTTTTATTTTAGAATATACATGTATTCCTTCTCTATCTAATAAAGTTAGTTTAATAGTTTCATCATTGGTTAATATATGGATTGTATCATTATCCATAACTATTCTGTAATTATTATTTTTCATTATATTACCTCCTCTATACTTTTCTATAAATTCTGATATTTCTTTTTTAGTCTTTTCACCCGGCACACGCTTAACCGCGTCCGGTGTTATTTCTTCTAGATATTCATATCCACGCATTTTTAAACAATTAATGCTCCTAACCGACAACAAGCCTTTTAGGTCGTCTAACTTAATCATAATAACACCCCTTAATAGTATTTAATCAGTAAATAGACTCTTTCCTCCTATTCTAGACCAGTGGTCTAGAACGTATGACACGCTCCGGGACAGAGTCCCCTCGTGGCAGTGCTTGTAAGTCTATTTACTTATATTATACCCTATTTCCAATAGGTATACAAGGATTATTTGCAAGTTTTTTAAGATTTTTCAAGGTTTTTTAATACCAATTAATGTAAATATTTGTATCAAAAACTTCTGATACAATTGTATCAAAAATATTTAGACTTCTAAAGTATGCTTTTTGATATAGTTTATTACATTTTTTTACATTTTATATGTTAAAGTTGTAACACGTTATTACTTTATAAGTTTATTGTTTTAAAGTATTATCACTTTATCACTTTAAAGTACCCTACCCGTACCCTCTATTTGAAGCCAAAAAAACACCTTGTCAACTGCGTAACCACCCCAAAAAATAAAAAGACCCCTTTTCCTCTTGACAATGCTATCAATCTCTGATATATTTAATATATAACAAAGGTAAGAGAACCTTTATAGGTAAAGTTTCAAGTCGACTAGAGCTTTACTGAATTATGATAGCACGTTAATATCTGGATTAGTTCATATCGGGAGAACACTAGGGAAAAGCTATAGCTGAAAGAGGTTCAAATCCTCATAATCCGATATTAACAATTAGATTTGAGGGGAAGTTCCCTCTGGGGCTCGGGAGGACTCGGGCGACTGTTTAGCTAAACAGGTTATTAAATACAAAATATTATATGTAGTGTGTTTTCTTAAATAATCCACCAAAAAACTCTGGTGGATTTTTTTATTTATTTTCAAAATACCTATTGACAAACAATTATATTAATGTTATACTCAAGGTAAAGAAATAACCAACGAATGAGATAAAAAAT